GTTCTATCGAATCGAAACTCAGACGTTCAAAGTGGACATGCACTTACGATAACTTTGACTTATGGTATACGACAGTGATGTCGCACCATGGCTTAAAGTTAGCTTTCAGAAAGCGATTCGCTTCTTTGTTGGCAAGTAAGCACATTGATGGGCGTAAATTTAATAGGTGGCTCTATAAGAGAAATCGTATTTTTACTGATTTCCCTGAGCGAATCCGAAAAATTAAGCTCATGATGGTGACTACAATGGTTCAAGGCAATAGGTTTTCTACGGTACCTAAGAATAATCTCAAGGACCGTCCTATATGTATTGAACCGTTAGCCAACATCTTGACTCAACGGCGAATAGGGTTGGGCATCCGAAACTGCTTAAAGCAGATAGGAGTCGATTTAAATTTCACGGCAGAAATTCACCGTGAACTTATTCGTAGCAATAAATTTGCTACAATCGACCTTAAGGATGCGTCTGATCGCATCTCATTACAGCTCTGTAATTACCTATTACCATCTAAACTGATGAAGTTAATAAATCAGACTAGGTCAGAAATGACACTTGGACCAGATGATAACTTTTATGTTATCAATAAGGTATCCAGTATGGGTAACGGTTTTACGTTTGAGCTCATGAGCTTGATCCTATATTCGCTCTGCAGATCTTATACAGATAAGTGTTCAGTATTCGGTGACGATATCATCGTCGATTGCCGTTACGCTGAACAGATTATCAGCGATCTGATTAATGGTGGGCTAATTGTGAATTATGCGAAAACGCATATTAACGATGGCTACCGCGAAAGTTGTGGATCCCATTATTTTGATGGGGAAGGCTATGTGAAGTCATTCGATTTCAGGTGGCCTAACAACATTAGCGACGTCATAACAACTTTAAACAAGTTGAATGATCTCAGCAATGTATATCCAAGCTTTCGTAGTCTTTTCGTTAAGATTTGTGATTCTGTTCCCGGTACCTTGTATCCGAATTACCTACCTAAGGCAGGTGGGTATTGGACACAGATCGTCAGGCCGTCAGAGATTACTCGTCTTGATCGGTTTTGTGAGTGCTCTCGCTGGTATTTCAATACCAAGGGAATGCACATGAAACCCAGGATCAGGAAGATCCTTCAGGTTTTTGGAAAGAATCTCCAATTAGATACGAGAGGTGCAGAGATGCATCTAGCGTTCGAATGGAGGGACCGACTGAAACCTCCCACGAAAGTCAGAGCAGGTTTCGACTGGGCTAAAATACTTATGTATATAGCTTCAGGTCGTATTTGCAATGACTCGCGTCGTGGTGACGGGGCTTTTAAGTCGTTCTTAGTGATCACGTTACAAAACGGACAGACTTTCCGACTGTCCGACATTGTGGTCGCAATCAGTACTTAGAACGCAAGGG